ATGCGTCCCTCTGCGCGTCATACGAGTATGAGATGCCCGCGTAGTTGTAACGCTTCGCGGGGTTGCCGTTGGCGTTGTAGGAGGTCTGCACCCACCGCCCACCGTAGGTCTGCTCACACCACTCGGCGACCTGCGGTTCGTAGGCGTTGCTTACGACCACCACTCGGAGGACGATGTCGTTTGCGTCTAGTTCTGCTGCGTGTGCCATGTGGTTACGCCGTGTAGGAGCCGGATGCGTTGAACGTGAGGATCGTGTCGCTGCCGCTGGTCGTGACGGTCGGGCTGCCCGTGGTCGTGCCGCTGTAGTTGGCGGTCGCCATGCGGAGGATGACCACGCCGGAGCCGCCGGAGCCGCCAGTACCCGTGCCGGTACCACCGCCACCGCCGCCTGTGTTGACGGAACCGTTGGTGCCATTTGTCGTACCTCCCGTGGCACCACCACCGCCGCCAGCACCTCCTGATCCATTGGTGGGTCCGCCGCTGAAGTTGGCACCTCCGCCGCCGCCCGCCCGAGTTACGGCGCTGCCAGTGATGCTGCTCGATGTTCCGTCGCCTCCGTTTCCGGAGACGTTGTTTGCGGTCGTGTTGCCACCGGCTGCACTCGCGCCACCACCGCCGCCCGACGGGTACGGGTTTCCCTGATGCGCTTGGTTGCCACCCGCATTCCCTTGGCCGGAAGTCCCGGCTCCTCCTGATCTGCTTGCGCTGCCGCTTGCGCCGCCGCCGCCGCCTGAGCCACCAGATGGAGCGGTATTGTTGGAGTACCCACCACCTCCCCCTCCGGTGCTGGTGATGGTGTCAAATACGGAGTTGCTACCGCTGGGGGCTTCCGGTCCTGAGTTGCCGTTCCCGCCGCCGCCGCCTGCCCCGACTGTGACCGTGTAGGACTGGCCGACCGTCAGGCTGTATCCCGTCGCGGTGCGGTAGCCGCCTGCACCTCCGCCGCCGCGACAACCACCTCCCCCGCCGCCGATGCAGAGATATTCGACTGAATATGTGCTGCTGCCGCTCTGCGTGGTCGCGGAGGCCTCGGCCGTGTAGTCGCTCGTCCCGCTTGGCGAGGTGCGGGTCGCCGCCACGCGGAAGCCGTAGTTCGTGGACGCAGACAACGAAGTCACCGAGTAGCTCGTCGCACCCGCGCCGGTCGTGTGGATCGTGCTCCACGACCCCGAGCCCGACGGGCTGCGCTGCTGGATGATGAAGCCCGTCTCGTCGCTGCTGTTGTCCGTCCACGCGAGGTTGATCTGCGTGCTGCTCGTCGCCGTCGCGGTCAGCGAGCTCGGCGCGGCGGGCGCGGTAGTCGCGGACGCGGAGGTGCTCGCGAGGCTTCCGCTATCGCAGTTGTACGCCGTCACCCGGTAGTGACGGGTCGTGCTAGCCGCCACCGTGTCCGTGTAGCTGTTTGTCCCGATGTTGGTCGCGATCACGCTCCACGACCCGAGGCCGTCGTTGGACCGCTCGACCTCGTAGTACGTCGCCTGGTTGGGCGCGGCCGTGCTGTCGGCCGTCCAGGACAGCGCGATCGTGCCGACGCCGCCGGTCGCGGTTAGGCCGCCCGGCTGGTTGGGGGCGCCGGTGGCGAGGCATCCGCCCTTGGTGGTCAGCTGCGCCTTGCGCATGAATGAGCGGAGCATTACTCACCTCCTCCTGGGTTCCAGAACAGCCCGGCGCAGCGGACGGGGTTGGGGCGGTCGAAGTAGGCGAACGCAGCGCCGGACAGGTCGGCCGTCACCCATGCCACGACCTTGGCCTCCAGGCTGGCAGTCGTGAAGGCCGAGCCGTTCCACTTGCTGCCGACCGGGCCGACCACCACGGATGGGTTCGTCGGGTCCATGCCGTCCAGGAACGTCGCGCTGTTGTGCCACTCGCGCAGGTTGTAGGCCGTCGCGAACGTGAAGCGCGCGTCGGCCGGCGCGGGCACGCCGGTCGCGCCGGTCGGGCTCGGCGGGTACCACAGCTCGATGCCGTAGGTCCAACGGTAGGTGGCTCCGGCGATGGGCGTAGCGCTCACCACCGTGCAAAGGAACATCCCCTCGACCTGCGGCTGCACCAGCTGCGAAGTGGCCCACTCGAGCCCCTGCTGGTGCTGGGCGACGGCGTTGGCCGCGTCGGTCCAGCCGTTCGTGACGAAGCGGTTCGCCTTGCCGAAGAGCCCCTGGTTGAACCTCGGGCGGTGCGTGGTCACGGGATCCTCGTCGGGCCGGCCGTCGTGAACTGGTCGCTCACGGACGTGCCGTACAGGTTGGCGAAGGTGGCTTTCGACTGGTAGGGCTGGAACCAGATGATCGACTGCGACTGGAGCCGCTGGATGCCCAGCACGGTCGCGCCCAGGGCAAGGTGCGGCAGGCCATCGTTTCGTGGAAGCGCCACCTGGTTCAGGTGGTACCACTCGTCGAACAGGAACGTGGCCGAGACGCGCCAGACCTCGCTGTCGAGGGTTGCCGTGATGCCCGTGCACAGGACGCTGCCGATGGGCCAGCCGAGGAAGGCGGCGTCGTTGCGCTTGTTGACGTAAGAGGTGAGCACCGTGGTCCACGGCGGATCGTCGGCCGTCGTGGTCGAAGCCGTGCGGTCCCGGATGTTCTCGATGGTCACCTGCTGCTGCGCCACGTTGTACTGGCGCGGGTTGCCGTTCAGGTCAACCTTGTTGCCGGTCGTGATGCCTGCGGACGGCGGCCATGACACGTCGCCGTTCGTCGGCAGGGTCGCGCCCTGGACGTACATGGACACGGCGCGGCTGCCGACCACGCGGGTCTGCTTGACGAACTCCTTGCCCCATGAGTCCGACGCCTCCCAGGGGAAGACCTCGGTGGTGAACGTGGCGCGCACAGCCCATGCGTAGTTTGCCTCTCGCAACGGTTCTACGGTGACCGTGCGGCAGACGTAGCGCTTCAGGACGCCATCGGTGCCGTAGACGGCCGACTCCAGGCGCTGCTGTGGGCGTACCGGCAGGTTCGTGCGGATCGCCGCGTCGCCGGGATACGGGTCGCTGCTGTTTGCTGGGGTCCAGAACAGCTTCCACTTTCTTTCCAGCGTCTGGTCCCGCCAGCGCTCCTCGAAGCGCCAGATTCGGCTGTCGGCGTCTTCTTTGTATTCCCAAGTGCCCATCAGTTCCCGGCTCCCTTGGCGAGCTTCTCCATCGCCTCGGTCTGGCGGCGCATCATGCCCGCCTCGTCGTAGGGCATCCCGCGCGCGGATCCGGTGCCGGGCGCATAGGTGTAGTTGGTGGCGTTGAACAGCTCGCCGGCCATCGCGTCGGTGCCTGCCGACAGCTCGGCCGCACGTCCAAAGTCGCCGCGCATCCGTGCTTCGTTCGTTGCGATCAAGCCGGCGCCAGCCTCAAGCACGATGTCCAAGGCGGTCATCAGGTTGTTGCCGAACCGCTTGGTGGCACCCATGCCGGCGTTGATGCTCGATGCGTTTGCCTCGATGCGCGCCGCTTCTCCTGCCGCCGTCTCGGAATCCGCCCGGCTCCGTTCCATCGCCCCCGGCGCAAGCGCCTGGCCGATCCGCGTGTCGGCGCGGTAGCGGTCCAGTTCCGCCTGGATGGAGGCATTCATGGCCTCGGGCGAGTACTTGTTCGACAGCGCCGCCAGCTCCCCCATGCGCTTCTCGACGGCCGAGAAGGCCGTCTGGATCATCCCCATGCCCATCTGGAGCACGTCGATCCCTGCGCTGATGGTGGCTGCGCGAGCCGTGCTGCGCGCCGTCCGGTTCAGCTTGTCCAGCTCCCGGTTCGTGGCGGCCACGCCCTTGGCGACGCCCTTGGCGTCCATGTCCACCTGGATGGAGGCTTTAAGGGTCTTGTCAGCCATTGCGGAGCCAGGGGAAGAGCTGCGAGGGGCGCTTGCCGCTCAGGGCGGACGCGATGACCACCAGCGCGCTCTCGATGCGCTCTCCGTTGGTCAGGTCTTGGGCGAGGCCGGCCGCCATGGTCATGCGTTGCTCGGGGCTTGCGATGCGCCAGAGCCTGCGCTCGGCGCGTCCGTAGGGCGTTGGCGGTTGACCTCCTCGAGCAGGCGACCGGCGATGTCCGCCCGGATCTTCCCGGCGTCCTGCGGGTTCTGGAGGAACGCCGATCCGTCCTGGCAGGTGATGCAGGCCACCCACCAGAACGGGTTGTGCGAAGCCTGCGTCACGTCCGCGAGCGTGGGTTCGCGGAACGTGAGCAGGCCGAGCTCGGGGATGTCAACCGAGCGGGTCCGTGCGGCGACCTTGTGGAGGTCAATCGGCAAGGGTCACATCTCCTCCCAGGAGAGCTCCCACGTCGCCGGGCCACTGCCGTCGTCGGTGAAAGATGCTGAGGTAATCAGCACGTTCATGGACGCATAGGCCTTGCTGCCTTGGTCCGTGTAGGCGATGGTGAGCTGCGTCGTCGGGGTGACCGTCGCTACGAGCGTTGTCGGTGCAATCCACGTTCTGAGCGTGTCATCGTTCGTCCCGGTCTGCCGGAACAGGGTCAGCGTTCCGGAACGACGGACGCGGCCAGGCACGCGCTTCTCGTAGAAATCGGAAATCGTGGTTACGTCGAGGCTTGCACGCTCATGGTTCAGCGTGAAGCTCTTTACTGCCTCGGTGTCCGTGCCGTTGAAGGTGAGTGTCCCGCCGAAGCCGGTGATGATTGGCATTGGTCAGATTCCTTGGAGCGAGAGGGTCAGGGTGCAGACGCGCTCGTCGCCTTCCGAGCCGTCGGCCTGCGATTCGGTGCGGAACGCGACGCTCGCGTCCGTGCAGACGATGTCGGCGGTGCCGGCGGCCGTCTCCACGCCGTTGAGCTGGGCGCAGATCTTGTCGGCCTCCTGGGCGACGGCGAGCGTGGTGTCGCCGTAGATGTTGACCTCAACGGTGACCAGCCACAGGTTCTGGTCGGTGCCAGGCATTGCGCGCGACGCCTGCGCGGCGCTGATCTCCCACACCACGGCCGGGGTCTGCGTGTTGGGGCGGCGCATCCCGACGCTCACGGGGTTGGCCGTGGCGGCGTCCAGATGCGTCTGGATGGCCTTGCAGACCGTTTCCAGGCTCATGGGCGGCCTCCCAGCAGGCGCTTCGCCTCGGCGAGCGTCTCGGCGGCGACGGCGTTCGACGCCTTGGTAACGGTGCGCATCGCCCAGGTGAAGCTGCGGTAGGCGCCCTGGATGCGCTTGCCGGCGGCCTTGTGGCGGAAGCCGAGCTCGAGCAGGTGGTAGACGCGCTGGCGGCCCTTGGCGCGCGCCCCGCCCTTGCGGCCGTAGCGGACGCCGATCCGGCTGCGCAGGGGCGCCGTGGCCGTCCCGCCGAGCCGGCGGATGTCCAGCTGCGTGGCGGCGGCAATGGCCCGGCGGTGGGTTCCCTTGCCCCGGTAGCTCGCCGAACGCCACAGGGCGGCCATCTCCTTCGTGAGCGGCGCCAGCGCCTTGCGGGCGCCCTTCTTGCGCACGCGCTCGTTCAGGTTGGCCGGCAGGCGCTCCAGGGTCTTCCGGAGCTCCTTGCTGTCCACGGTGATCTTCAGGGCGGAGCTCACAGGACCACCTCCACGGCCTCGACCTCAAGGGTCCGCCGGCGCTGGTCCTTGTCCGTGCAGCTGCGCACGTTGAGCGTCCGCTGCGTGCCGTTGTCGGTCCACAGGAACCGGCTGCGCGTGGTGACCGAGGCCGTCCACGGGCAGAGGATGCGGTAGGAGGTCTGGATCGCGGGTCCGCCATCGTCCACCGTCTCGGTGGTGTCCATCTGCTCGATGTAGACGGGCAGCGCGGACAGGCCGGATACGGTCGCCCACGTCTCGGTCGCCTGGCCGAGCGCGTCGGTGGACTGCGTCGGGTTCTGCACCGCCGCTACCAGCCGCATCATGCCGTGGGGAACGTGGGCCATCAGCCGATCCCCTTGCCCATCATGGCGCAGATGTTGTCCCAGTAGTCGGTCTTCAGCGGCACGGTGTCATCGCCGCGCGCGGCGTTGAGCTGCGTCACGCGCTGGAGCACCGCCATCTGGAGGAGCGGGTGCAGCGTGTTGTTCCCGGCCGTCATGGTCAGGACGAGCGGGTACTCGAGGTC